ACTGTCAACTGTTGATCCATCGGATAGTTCTTGTCCTTGACTAATACCTCTACCTTGCACTGGCATTACTTCCTCACCAGCTGTTGCTTGCTGTTGTGCTTCTGCACCCTTGTTCTGCATGTAGGCCTGAGCGCCTTGTGCCACAGCTCCGGCTATACCACCACCAGCGGCACCAAGTCCAGCACCCATGGCACCTTGCTTCAGCGCACCTTTTAGGCCTTGACCTTGCATGAGTCCTCTAACAGCGCCGGTTAGGCCACCCACCACGGTACCAGTCAACGCACCAGTTGCGGCCATGCCCAGTCCCAAGCCAGCGATGGCAGGACCGGCCACAGCAGTGGCAATGCCGCCCACAGCGGCCAACACCATGGTCTGTACCACAGGATTCTTTGCGGCCTGCTTGACCAGGTCCATAAGACTTTGTTTGGCCTTGGGATCTTGTATCTGTGCTATTTGTTCTTGTGCTTTTTGTTCAAAGCCTTCCACAGGGCCTGCATCAGCTGGCGGCAAACTGGCAATGAGTTTTTCTTTGTTCTGTGCCAGCAGTTTATCTGCAAGTTCTTTGACTCCAGCGGCGCCTTGTTTGGCTAGATCAACAGCACCTGCACCAACTGCACCAGCGGCATCGGCGCCCTTGCCCAACATGCTACGATTGTCGCCACCGGCTGTGGCAATCTTCTCTGCGGATCCAAATGCATTTTGAATCTGCTGGGCTGTCATGGCCGCTTCAGACAAGATATTGATATCATTGATGCTGGCAATGAAGGGCAAAGTAAAGTTTTCGCGCACCTTCTGCATGTGGCCCACTGTTTTGGCATCCATGCCTTCTACCAGGCGGGCATACATTTTGTTTTCTTGTAATCGTTGTTCTAGAATAATACTGGGTTTCATACTGGGTCTCTATTGTTCTTGGCAGCTTCTCTGAGTCCACGAACCTTGCGGGTGAATTTTGCAGGATCTTGACTGCGTATACTGTTTAGTAATCTGCGCTCAAGTTCATCAGCTGTGTCAGCATCATAATTTTCCTTGATGTACTTCACAAGATTTATTGCACTGGTGATCACATTGTTGGCACGACTTTCAATAAGGCTTTCCTTATCTCGTTGTACACTAATGCTGGTTAGTTCTTCCAGAATACTTCGTGTGTGTTTACGCAAGATTTGCTCCAATTTAGTATATTTAGTTGTTGTTTAAATTATGAGTATTGCAGTTTGTAGTGTGAAAACTACTTGCCCGATACGCGATATTTGCTGTAGAATTCAGCAACTTCGGGAAATATCTGGGCCCAGTTTTGCTGCCTAATCTGATCAAATTTGTGTATTTCTTCCAACATGAGTTCTATACCACGGTCGGTCCCTTTAAAATTTGGATTTAATATTCTTTTGAGTTCGTCGTCAAGTGTATTGATGTATTCAGCACTCAGGTTATGTAGGCCAAATATACCTTCGGCTAGATGTCGTGTGTGCGTGACTGTGTCTCCCAAGCGGTTGCTGTTGAAATGCTGTTGTACCCACAGGCTCAACTCCTGTTGATAATACAGATTAAAAATGCTTACTGTTTCTTCAATCAAAAACATCACATTAACTGGCAAGGTCTGTTTCAACTGTTGTATATTGGCTACCACTTGGTGCCAATCTGCTGGCCAGCGTAGATAGTTATATCTATTGCCCACACCATCCAAACTGATGTGCAGTTTGACCAGATTGAATTTTTCAATGATGCTGTAGTGTTTGGGATTTATGGTTTGTGTGCCATTGGTTTGAAAACACATTGTTATTTTGTCAGCGGGCGCTATTCTGGCAATTTCTTCGGCCACTTGCCAATACCCTGTGCCCAACAATGTTTCTCCGCCGCAGAACACAACCATCTCCAAATTGCTGAGATCCAGGGTATGCAAAATTTTGATCATGTCGTTGGCACGACTTGCGGGGTGTGTGCCCGCAAACGGTATGTGATGTTCTTTGAGATGTCGTTGCCAAAAAGTACTCACTGACGGGCCGCATGTACGGCATGCCAAATTACACCCAATGTCAAACATGAGATCCAATCGCACTGGTCCGGACAAGTTGGTTCGAGGTCCGAATGCGTCCAACATTCCGGTACGCAAGCTGGGCTGTCCCGAATTTTCATTGGCTTGACAAGTCCAGCAGGCATCGTCCCAAATATTCTGTTTGTTTTTGTGTCTCAGTTGATCAAAAAATGGATCAGCCCAAATGTTGTCTTTGGCTTCGGTGGTTTTTTTACGAAGACAACATTGATTTACATATACCCGATTGTTGGGTGCTTTTAAATTTATCTGTAGGCCGCCATGAATCATGGGGCAATGTATATTGGTCATTCTGCTTTCTTGAGTCCTGCCAACATGCTCTTGAGTCTGTTGCTGTTGACTTCTCCAGTGACCTTGGGTCCTTGTTCCCATGCTGGAGTTCCTGTGGCACGCTCAAATTTGTTTTCGTCAGCGGACTCCGTGACCTTGCTTTTGATCTGACTCATGATACTGGACACTTTGGCCGGACCTCCCGAGTCATTGGCATCCAGTCCCGGGTCTGTGATACGCATGGTTTCTATGTTGTATTCAAGATCAATCTTTTGTCCAACACCTGTCGAACTACGCGATTTCATGCATTGAATTTGATAACGACCACGCTCACGCATCTGTCTGCTGGTAAAGATACCAAACACATTGTCTGCTGTGTTGATCTTTGAGATACCACCAGCAATATGGCTATGGTCAAACTCAACTTCTTCCACAGCCGATCTGTTCAACTGACTGGCTGTTACCAGCAACACACCCAGTTCTTTGGCCAGATTACGCAATTCTTCTGCCACGTACTTGTCTTTGATAAACTGATCGTTAGGGTTCACTTTGACGCTGACCGGCATGACCAAGTCCAAGTAGTCCACCATCACAAAGTCCACTCGGATGCCGGTCTGTATCTGTACTTCTTTCAAATAACTGCGTATGTCGTTTACTGTGCTCTGTGCCGGCAAGGCCTTGACACGATACTTGCCGGCCTTCTTACTGACCAGGCGCACTTTCATTGTGGTTGTGTCAATGTCTTTGCGAATGTCTTTGGTTCCTGTGCCGGTCAACATGGCATCTGTACGCAGACTTGTGAGTTCTTCACTTAGTTCCAGTGTGATGTAAACACCACTGAGTCCGGCCTGTAACCAACTCAGCGCAATGTTCATCATCACAAGCGATTTGCCCGAACCCGAGCCTCCAGCAAAGATGTTGAGTTCACCGCGACTAAAACCGCCATATAGTAGTCGATCTAGTTGCGGCCAACCTGTTGAGACCTGCCCGCCTGAGTTGAAGTATTTGTCAATGCGAGCCTTAGGATCAGCAAAGTAATCCGTGCCCATGTCCTTGGTGAGTGATATTTGTACCGCATCTTTGATAAGTTTTTCCACTGGGTCATATTCGCCCTTTTCAAGTAAATCTGCTGATTTTAAAATTGCTCGCTCTAGTTCTTGTCTACGAGTAAACTGCTCAAACTCGGTCATGAACCAGTCATAGTGTCCTTCATTTAGCTCAGGCACTGGTCGCAATTCCACACCTGTGGTGGCCTTGATCTGCTCGTGTGTAGGCAAGGTTTTGTGATCTTCACTGTGCTGTTTAAGAAACTCGGCCACTGCTCTCAAACTACGATCAAAGTTTTCCGGATTGTAAATGTTCTGCACCCGCACATAACTGGTGGCATCCTGCAACATCATTTCCAAAAACAACTGCTGTAGTTCTTTTGTGTATTCTTTGTTCATAAGTTAGTATTTAATTTTTTCTTTAGTAGTTCAATTTTTAAACGACTCGTTTGCTTGGCCTCTAAGATACTTTTTAACACAAACAGTCGGCCATAGGCCACCACAGCCGAGTTGACATCCTTGTGTGTTTCTTGCCATATGGGGTAACTTACCGACCAGCCATACTCCAAGGCTGCATCAATCATCTTGATACCTGCGCGGTCCACATCGGGTACCACAATCACTTCGCGACCCAGGCTGTCAATGATGTCGGCCTGTGTTTCACTACATTCATTACTTAACACAGCAACACCATCAATGGCCATGGCATCAAACGGACCTTCTACAACAATGACAAACTTGCTAGTGGGCCGTTGTCGATCCACATTGAACACATAGTTGCCTTCGTAACTGTTGTGATACTTGGGTCGGACATCATCTTGTGTGGCACGAGCAGTATATCCAATGATCTTGTTTTGCCAAGTACAGGGCACAATTACTCGTTTGTCTAAATTGTATTGTCGCTCGGGAGTCCAGTAAAAATCATACCGAGTTAAATCTATCGACCTACTGACTGGATATACGACAGCATTGTGAAACACCGCAGGTACATTGGTGACCGAGGGATTGTCTGCACTCAATGTGTAAAAAGTTTCCCAGGCATGAAGTGTCTGTGCTTCCTCGGGCAAGGGTCTTGCCTTGAACGAGACTTCTTCTTTTTCTACCTTTACCGTGTCGGGTTCAACCAGTTCCCGGATTCGGATAGCATCAATCACCAATCGCTTGACAGTATTTTCGTCGGCACCCATCCAACTCAGGAGTTTTCTAAATTTGTAGTTTAGATGGCGTCCTGGTGTGTAGTTGGCGGTGTAATTGCAATTGAAACAACTGTAACTGATGCTGCCTGTGGCATTGGTGATAATGCCGCCTCTGCCTCGAGAGTCTGCAGACTCCCCACGGTGCGGACAGCAGACGGCATTAAAACTGGTCCACCC